ACCCTATCTACTTTTTTCTTGTTGCCGTGCGTCAATTCTTCAATGTGAGCGTAACAGTTCATTCTTCGCATAGCGTCCATCAGTGGACTCATAATCGCTTGCTTTGCGATACCACGCTCAATCCCTACTGCCAGCGGCTGATACTCTTGGATGTTTTTAAGTATTCTAAGCGCAGTGTCTTCAGTAGACCAGCGACCTGTCTCAATCTTATCCACATACCATACATTACTGTTATCTACCTTTACACACGCAATAGCGGTTTTATCTAATCGTTTATTGGTATTCTTCTTACCAACCTCATCAAAACCAGCGCAGTCTACCGCAATGTACCAGCTACCGTCTTTAGGTTCTTCACCGAACTTAATCCATTCTTCTTTAAATAAACCTGAACCAGCATTGTTAAAGGAAGACAAATACTCTTGGTTAAACGCAAAGGAACTCAGTGTTCGCTTTGCAGCCTCAATCTCTTTTGGGTCAATCGTTTCATTGTCCGCAGTGGTAAAGTGCCACGACTTCCAATCTTCGTCCGTTCCTGACTGTCCTAGCTGAAACCACTCATAGAAGTGATTACGACCAGACGGGGTAGAAATAAACATGGCTCTACCTTTTTTATCCGACAGCGCAGCTCGTAATACCCGTTCCCAAATCTCTGCTTTAATAAACGCTACTTCGTCCATTACTAAGTACGACAAGGACACACCACGAAGTGAGTCTTGGTTGTCAGCGCCTCGAATGAGGATTTTCCTGCCGTTCACCAACGTAATCTCTAAGTTGTTAATGTGAGCAGACTTAATTACAGGTCTACCTAAATCCATTAACAAGTCCCACATAATCGTTCGAGCTTGCCCCAGCGTTGGTGCAACGTACATCACGCTAGAACCTTCAGGACAATTAAGCCCTTCAATCAATAGGGTTATCGCAGATAGTCTTGACTTACCACAACGACGACCAGCAGCAATGACCTTGAATCGTGTAGGGTCTTTAAATACCTTTTGTTGCCATTGCAACAGAGCGAATGTTAACTCACTCATCGACATCCCTGATAACTACGTCAGTAACATCGTTCTCAATTACTTCGCTGGTTTCAATCGTGGGATTGATGCCAGTGATATTAATGCTAATCTGCGGAGTACCGCCACCACTCTTAGCCTCAAAGCTAGACAGTGGTAAGAGTCTCTCACCACAGAACTTGAGCATCGCACCCTGTGCTGGATGACCGTCAGCAAGTGCTGTTTCAATAATCTTGGTAATCACACTGTCACCAGCCGTAGCCAACAACCTTGCTTTAAATTCTGCAATCCTAGCTGCATCGCCGGGAGGTCTACCCAGTACCCCGGGATTCTTCTTCTTGGCGATAGCCGCCTTGGTGGGACGACCTAACTTGGGTTTACCATTTACTACTTCACGTCGTTTAATCTTGGGGCGCTTCTGCTTGACGACATCACCTTGCGGTAGCGCATCTTCGATTACAACTTGTTTTTCAATTTCCGACATGAAGTCTTTATCCTAATGGGAGACATATTAACTGCAGTCGCATTTAATACGACATAAAAAAAGTTGAAGCTCCTACTAATACTATAGAGCGTTATCGGTAGATTGTTTCTCGCTATCGATAAGGGGAATGACTATCGTCTTTTTATTCCCCTTTACATTGTGGGCTATAATACTACGCCCGTAGGGGACTGACCTGATTCCGTTATAGTGTGCTTTGAACTTGTAAGGCGATGATAGCACATTTTCAGAGATTTGTCAAGGATTATTTTATTGACCTTGATACTATAGTGGTCTACGACTGCACGCTTTACAGCGGGGCTATGATAGCAATACAGGTCTCCGCAGACCTCCTACGGAGTGAGCATTTTCCAATACAGACAATGCAGTCTATTTTACTCTTTTATTTCAGAGACTTACATTGCAGTGCAATATAGTCCTATTTTACCTTTTTGTATGCTATAGCGCCTACAGCAACATTAACACAACAACAACACCCCCTCCCCCCTATGTCATCTTACAGCGTTGTTTCTATACCACAGTGTTGTATTGGCACAACAGTATCACAATGTGGAATGATACATAGACTATACCACTATGTGAAACAATACAGGTCTATACCACATGATGAAATCTATACTGGACTATACCACAATATGAAACTGTATTGGACTGTTCCACATTATGGAATAGGAAGTGTATAGGGCGATGATGCACCTATACTGGATACCTATACAGTACTGTGAATCCATACAGGCTAGACTAAGTTAGTGACTACTTACATTCTAGACTACCTAGGGTTTACCCTTAGATGCCTCTACGGCTTGAATACAGGGCTTTAGAGACGTTTTAGTCTGAGATGGGGGCTTAGTATTAACTCGTTGCGAACGCAGTTTTCTATATAAACAAAGGGCTGGCGGGCGATTTTAGATGAATAGGTTTAGACTATCGATAATGTTAAAACCGATTAGAAAATACAATTAGACTGATTGTCTGCAAAGCCTCAGAGTAGAGGTGTAGTTTCGATTAACAGTAGATAAGGAGTTTCACAATGCGCACACTTTCAAGTTTTGACCCACGCCTTCAGGCTCAGGTTTCCCATGTTTCCGATGAGTCGCAGGCAGTCAAGATTATCCAAGCCCTCGCAGACTGCACACCAGCTCACGCCTTGATGGAGTTGGTACGCAATCAAGGTTTCGATTTGGCAGTCGTTACGACCGCATACAAGCACGCATACAGCAATCGCAAGAGCTGGGTAGGCTGGTCACTCGCAGGCGCAGAGCAAGCCGAGTTTGAGTTTGAACGCCAGTACGATATTTAATTAACCACACAAAAGGAAATACACCATGCAACGATTGACACTAATAGACCTTACGAAGATGGATGAGCAAGGGCGTATCCTCTACCTTCAAGACCTGATGATAGACACCATTAAAGCGGTCAAAGACCTCACCAATAACGAGGTGCAATACGGATACATCAAACACATCTTAGACCACAGCACACAGGCTGTATTGGACTTACAACAACTAATCAACAAAGAGGGCAAATAATCATGAAAGTAATCAACAGAGAATCCAACACTTATAACGGTGACATCTATACCATGTATAAATTCAGTACTGGTCATGAGTTCAGGCAATGGAATAGCGGCGGGTATTTCGCTTATACGCCAAGCGGGAACTATGCCAGTCAAGTGACCGCCCAAAAGCTGGCTAGACTGATAAGCCAGTACGAGGATAATAGAGTACAAGTACAAGGCTAACTGATGAGGGCTTATTGCCCGAAACACTCGAGAGGGTGTCTTAGTCAAACCGCAATATCCTAACTTTGGAGAATTACAAAATGAGAAAAATAGAACAACAGATGGTCAGCGCAGTAAACAACATCCAGCACAATCAAGGTGCTAAGGGTTGGAGTAATAGCAACACGATTGTAGTCAATGCCGGTGACAGGGCTAAAGTATTCCTACACGGGAATCACATTGCCGATGTCTTTAATACAGGTGTTTTAGATGTCAATACCCAAACTCTACGCCAATGGTCAACACCAACAACAAAAAGCCGCTTACGGGCTTTAGGTGCTAATGTCAGCACTCGCAAGGGTGTTACCTATCTAAACAATGTTGCAATCTAATACGGGGCTTAAAATGACTGATACAAAATACAATGGTTGGACAAATTATGCTACTTGGAGAGTCAATCTCGAAATGTTTGACGGGTTCGAGCCTGATTACGAAATGGAGGCGGACGATTATAAGTTTATGGCTATCGAGTTCCTCGAGGCTGACGGGACGGCTGGGATAGCTTTCGATTACGCTATGGCATTTATTGACAATGTAAACTGGCATGAAATTGCCGAAGCGCACAAGGTGGAGGCTTAATCATGACACAATTTATACTTGGTGTAGTTCTCGGGGTAATCTCTATCACCATCCCGCTTTGCATTTATGTCACAGTCACCGGAGGTTTATAAAATGAAAACTTATAGAGTAATTGCGTGTTATGTCGTTGAGGTGTATTGTGACATTCAGGCTGAATCTAAGGATGAGGCATGGGATGAGGCTTACAAGTTAGACGGCGGCGATTATAAGCCTACAAACAATGATGGCGATTGGCAAATTGACAGAATAGAGGATGCAGAATGAAAATTACAATGACACTAGAGCAGTTTAAACAGATTAGCAGACTAGCGGATTTTGCAAACTATTATATTGACGGTTTAGAACCTAGCGGTGAACAATATAATTCAGATTTGGGCGATGTTGAGATGGGTTTGTCTGCTCTATCTGAAGTTAATAGACAAATCCAATTTAGTTAAGGGGGTGACACAATGACAAATGCCGACATTAAGTTTTTATTTGATATGGATGAATCTATGACGCTATATAAATTATCTGTCATTACAGGAAAAACAATCGAGCAATTAAAATTTATACTAACCTGCACAGATGAGGAGTACGAACAATGACGCTAGATAAATGCAATGTTTGCTCTTATGAATTTTCATTAGAGGATGAGGGCGGGATTAAGGGCGATTTTGGTATCTTACCGGTGGCGTTTTGTCCTACCTGTTTATCATGTATGCAGGATATGTGCGACCAGTTAAACGGATTTGATGAGGAGATGGAAGAATGACACAGAGCAGATTGTTTATGATTCAAGATATAGTGGCGATGGGTTCGTGGCATCCTGACCGCTTAGAGGTATTCGATACCATGAGTGATGAAGGCGTCTATGCGCTATGGCTCGACCTTATCAACTTAACAATGACGGAGAAAACAGAATGAAAACACTAATAACCCTATTGTCTACAATGGTATTGCTTACTGGCAACGCTATGGCAGGATGTCGCCCAATCACCATCATTGCACCGGATGGGACTATGACCGTGTGTAGCGTGTGTAGCGATGGGAAAGTGATTATATGCACCTAAATACTATCCTATTTGTACTTACTGGCTTTTTAGTCTATACTCAATCCCTGCTATGGTTATTTGACTACTTAGCAGGGCTTTAGAGGGGCTTTATAGCAGACTTTGATTGAAGTTAATACCTACCTATTACCCATGCCGTAAAACGGCTTAGAAAGGCTTTAAATGAATAACGAAAAAAAGTACATTTACATTGTTAAGTCAAGGGGATTTGTTTGGGATGCTGTGCTTACTTGTCACGATACCCGAAAAGGTGCTATGAATACAATTAAGTATTTTTTACAGCATGAACCATCTGCAAACAAAGAAGATTATATGATTTCAAAGCATGTTTTTTACACTAATGGAGATTGAACTATGAGATGCACTTGTTGCAATACAGCATTAAATGATTTTGAATCGACAATGCGTCACGCTATTACTAGGGATTTTTTAGAGATGTGCGGTACTTGCTTACGGACTGTCGATGCCTATATCCCAGTCCAAGTACGTAATGACCTATTGAGTGATTCTGATACAGGAAACCTTGAATCGCTTATGGACAATCTAGATGACTATGCCGGTGACGATTGTGATGAAGACCTAGATGAATATTGGAATGAAAGATAGGGGTGTACACGCTAGTGTATGCGCTGATGCAATCGCCTATACAGTCTATATAGAATCAGGGCTGTAAGGTTTTTAATAGTTTTTAATCACATAGTAAAACAATCTAAAGATAGAGTGATGTCGTAAAGCATTATACGAAAGTTTAGAAATTGTGTCAAGTACTTTATTTTTGTCTTAAACCATTGACTTTTTGATTGTCAATGATTACTGTAAGTTGTCTTTAATTGAAAGGGTTTTTATGACTACTATTGACGAAGCAAGATACCACTACATTTTGTCGGATATGGCGGACTTGGTCGATGAATACGGCTATGCGGCTGTGATTAACGACTTAGATGAGATGATTCAGGCTAAAGCCAATGCCTTGCTATATGAGGTAACTAATGTCTAATCTTCGCTATGAAGTGAGAGATGAATGGGGCGGGTTAGTTAGGCGGTTTTACACCCTTGATGAAGCAGAGCAGTATATTGAAATGGATAAATCACTATGGATAAAGACATTACCGAAGCCAACAAAGATAGATGGCTTTACAGAGGCTCTAAAACGCCTTGGGAACTGTTTGTTTTAGTCTTGCTAGGGGTAGCCCTTATCTCGGCTTACGGTGGCTACAAAGCCGCTAAATGGGAATTAGAGCATACTGTATGTGGCAGTTACCAAAAGGCACATTCTTACTGGCACGGCTGGCTTAGTGTTAAGGATGGTGTTTCTAGGTGTTTTTGGGTAGAATCAGCATACCCTTGGCGGGTTCGTCATGGGGTTATACAAGTGGATGGGAGATGATATGAAAGCAGGTTTTAAGTCGGATGAATACGAAATGAGTTTGCCGGAGATAGCGGAAATTATGGAGATGCACACCAGCACCATTTACGAGATACAGCAGAGCGCATTGCGTAAGGTTAGACTGTATTGTCAGTTGCACAATATTGTATTTGAAGATTTGATTGATTCATTAAGCACTATGAAAGGGAATGAAAAATGAGAACAGCACCAAAAGAAGTGGATATGACATTTACAGTCACGGTGACATACAAAGTGACTACTTACGGCGATAGTCGGTTTGACTGCTATATCATGGCAGAGAACATGAGCATTGAAGATATACACAAAGAAGGTGAAGTGCAAGACGTTGAAATAGGTGATGGGGAACAGTTTTAATGAATCAATCTAAATTCGTTAAACACCTGCCGTGTGAGAATTGCGGCAGTTCCAATGCCAATGCGCTCTATGACGATGGTCATACCCATTGCTTTAAGTGTGAAACCTACACTGCCAGTGATGGCGAAACAACAACAATGAAGGCAGTTAAACCAATGAACAAGGATATACAATTTTATGACTCTGCTACTAATTCTAGTATCTCTGACCGTGGTATTACTTCGACTACTTGCCTGACCTACGGGGTTAAACAATCGACTGGTAAACACTATTACCCATTCTATGATGCTGATGGCACACTGGCGGCAGTTAAGACTAGGGATGTGGCTAACAAGCAGTTCAGCATTGCGGGTGACTTTAACAACGCTACGCTGTTCGGACAACAACTTTTTGCCAAGGCTGGTCGCTACTTGACTATCTGCGAAGGCGAACTAGACGCTATGGCAGCGTATCAAATGCAGGGTAGTAAGTATCCGTGCGTTAGTGTTCGCAATGGTGCTAGTGCCGCTTTGAAGGACTGTAAGGCACAGTATGAATGGATTGACTCGTTTGAGAATATTGTGCTGTCATTCGATGCCGATGAAGCAGGACAGAAAGCATCACAGGCTGTCGCTGAACTCTTTGGCGGCAAAGTGAAGGTAATGAAGCATAAGAAAGGATACAAAGATGCGTGTGACTATCTTAAGGATAATTCTGGTAAGGAATTTATTGATGCTTGGTGGGGTGCTGAGTCTTATATACCTGATGGAATTATTCAAGGTAACACCCTCTGGGATATGGTATCAGCGCCTATTGAAAAGGCTGATTGCGACTATCCGTACGAGGAACTTAATAAACTTACATACGGTATCCGCAAAGGTGAGCTTGTCATGGTCACTGCGGGAAGTGGACTGGGTAAGTCTCAATTTTTACGGGAAATCGTATGGCATATCCTTAACAAAACCAATGACAACATCGGACTTATGTTTCTTGAAGAAGGAGTGCGTAAGACAGCTCGTTCGCTCATGTCGCTGGCAGTAAACAAACCAATCCATTTACCTGATGTAGAAGTAACACCGGAGGAACTGAAAGATGCTTTTGATAGAACTTTGGGAAGTGACCGTGTTTACCTGTTTGACCATTTTGGTAGCACTTCTTTGGAAAATATTGTCAACAGAGTGCGGTACATGGCAAAAGGTCTTGGCTGTGGTTATGTGTTCCTTGACCACCTTAGCATTATCGTTAGCGGCGGTGATGTGGGTGACGAACGTAAAGCACTGGACTCTATAATGACCAAGTTGCGGATGCTGGTGCAGGAAACAGGAATCAGTCTTATCTGCGTCAGTCACCTAAAGCGCCCGGAAAGCAAAGGACACGAGGAAGGTGCTGCAACATCGCTGGCGCAACTGCGTGGCTCAGGTGCTATTGCACAACTATCCGACATTGTGATAGGCTTAGAGCGTAACGGTCAAGCACAAGATATGATTGAGCGCAATACCACATCTGTGCGGGTTCTCAAGAACCGTTTTAGCGGATATACAGGCAACTGCGGTGCATTGTTGTATAATGGGCAAACTGGACGAATGTTAGAAATTAAGGACACACTATGAGTGATAAAAGAGTTATTTCGTGGTTTAGTTGCGGAGCAGCAAGTGCTGTTGCAACTAAATTAGCGATTAACGAAAGTAAATACCCAGTCGAAGTAGTCTATTGTCATGTTAAAGAAGAACATCCTGATAATATGCGCTTTATGAAGGACTGTGAAAAATGGTTTGGTCAGCCCATTACAGTTTTACAAAATGAAAAATACAACGGAAGTATTTATGAAGTTTTTACAAAAGGAAAATATATAGTAGGTGTAGCTGGCGCACCGTGTACTCGATTGCTAAAGAAAGAAGTAAGGAAAAAGTTTGAAAAAGTAAACGACATTCAAGTGTTCGGGTACACAGTTGAAGAACAAGACCGAGTTGACAGGTTTATTGATGCAAATAACGATGTAAATTTATGGTCTATTTTGATAGAGAAAAATCTAAAGAAGTCCGATTGTTTAGCAATGATTGAACGAGCTGGTATTGAACTCCCAGCAATGTACAAACTTGGTTACCAAAACAACAACTGCATTGGTTGTGTAAAAGGCGGTTTAGGATACTGGAATAAGATACGCAATGATTTTCCTGAAGCCTTTGATAAAATGGCAGCCCTTGAAAAACAAATAGGTGCTAAAATTCTAAAGCAAAAAGGTAAGCGTATCTGGCTAACAGAGTTGCCTAAAGATGCCGGGCATTATCCAAGTGAGCAAAACATTGAGTGTGGTATATTTTGTCAAATAGCAGAGGAAACACTATGAATAACGACTTAGTAGAAAAAGCACGGCAGTATGCCAAGACAGACGAATACTCTGTTACCCGTAACTACATCAATGCCTTGTGTTTGGAGATTGACCGGCTACGCACACTGAACAAGGATGTCTTTGGTCGCATACAGGACAATCGGGCTATCTATGCTGATGCCGAGCGTTATCGCTGGCTCAAGAGTGCGTCATGGGATGTTGACCCTAAGACTGTTGCACCCTCGGTGATAGCCTGTAACGGTGATATGTCGGAATGGCGCTGGATGATTGGCAATGAGATTGATGTAGCAATTGATAAATTCTTAGCGGAGGGAAAATGAACAATGAACCAGTAGCGTGGATGAGCCAAGGTGGAGATGTATCAAGAAGTGCAGATTACTTTGTAGAAATGGGTTTTACAGACTTGATTCCACTCTATACCCATCCAGTAAAAGAACTAACAGATGAGGAAATAATTGCAGTAGGTAATGCAGTTGTAAACCATATTGATTC